GCCCGCCAGCCGCCAGGAGGCTTAGTACCCAGGTCCGGCACATCGAACGAATGAGGCCCAGCGCCCGACACCGCAGCCGTCCAGGGAACCGTAATGGTGATCACATCCGCCAGTCCCGTTTGTGGATTGAGCACCTTTGTCACCACACCCACCGTGAGCACGCCGCCCGCGTTGCCGTACTCACGACTACACAACTGGGCTGGTGTCGCCACCGGAGTAACCGGAGGCCCAGGGTCTTCCGCCGCACACCCCGCAGGCGTAGTGATCGAGCCGGCCACATAAGCGTAAGGACTTGCAAAGTAGGTGAACGTCTGCCCTGGATACTGCAGCGCATTTGCCTCGTATTTGTGGAATTGCTTGACCAAATAGTCAAACCCCGAAGCCGTCACCGTTGATCCAGACGTGGCCACCAAGAGGTAGCTCATACCCCCGCCGCCGACCTGGCCGGCCAAACACACCGAGCTTCCGTTAGTCCCCGAGGTCTTATATATCTCCAGGTTCTGGATCTTTTCCTTGCCACCGTCCGAGTGCTGAGAACGGACTTGGAAGGTATACGTCACGCTGCCCGAGTCGATTACCTGAGCCGGACTACACGCCCCCGTAACGTCATGCCCGCCCCCGAGCACAGACACACAGCCGAGCGCTACCCGATCCCCCGCATTTAGAGCAGCAGCAGGACTAGCTGGTATGACGACCAGGCCGACGAACAAAACCAATAGGCCAGCCAGCGCCGGCCGGCCGAGTTTCACAGCACGAACCGAGCAGGAGCCGCCGACACTTCCGGCAACGCCGGTAGGCCGATCGCCACCGACGCAGCAGCGAGAGCCGGCACAGCCGCCAGAGCCGGAGCGCCCTTCGACTTATACGACCCCTCGCCGCACTTGCAGACCTTCCGAGCACGCTTACCCCCGCAGTTTTCACAGGAGATGTGATCGAGCAGATCGACGCCCTCCCGAGTGTCATAGGCCGATTGGACCAGCTTCCGAACTTTGGGCTTCCAAAGGATCGTCCGGCCCTCTTGGCGTAGGTCGTACTTCTGAATATCGCCGGCCTTACGATGAAATTCCTCGTACTCAAACGCGTCATAGTCGATGAATTGGAAGGCCCGCTGGATAGGCCAGCGTTGGCCAGGAATGTTTTTTTGGGTCCAGGCCGGCATGAACGGCCGGCACTCCGTGACCGTTTGAGTTACCTCCCGAAGCATCAGATCCGCCCGTTCCCAGGCCGGAGCCGCCCAGCCAAGCCACACATCAGGCTTGCGAAATTGGTTCAGCATGCGCTGGAGCTCCTGAGGGACGTTCACCGCATCACGAGCCGGCAGCACGCTGGTTATTTCATCGAGTAACAGCGTGCAGCCCTGGTTGCCCGTCAGACTCCACAGGCCCCCGTCAGGATGCATTTTTGGCTTGCGGCCCCCATCGAAGTATTCGCCCAGCCGAGGTATCTCCAGCCACTTTTCAGCCGCTGGATCGACGGCCCGAATGGACTCACCCAACATCCGATGGAGATGCGCTGGATACCCGACAGCCTCGGGGTAAAGCCGGAAGTTGGAGATAACCACCCGACCCATCGCCCAGGACACCATCGCCATTAGGTACGTCATGGCCAGCGACTTGCCGCCGCCGTTACGACCTACGAAGGCCCGGATCATCGAGCGCCCTCGTCACAGTCTTTGAGCCACACGGTGCGCCCACCGTTGAGATACCCGTAATGCAGCATCCCGGCATGCCCCGCCTCCCGAGAGCACACCACAGGTTGGCCACCGTGGGAGGTAGCAGCCCCGCACAGGTCAGTCTCCCGATGCGTGTGCCACAGAGAGCGCCCGAGCGCACCTATCGGATACAGGCTCACAGCCGGCCACCGTTGAGCGGAGTATGCGGCCGAGTTGACCAGTCGCCGCCGCCAGTCTTTGACAACGTGCGCCCGAGGTTACGGCCACGCTTGCGCTTGGCGAGGATCACCCCGAACACCACAGCCACCAGGCCGAGCACTATCTCCATAAGTTCCCGCCCAAGTCCAAGACGACTTGTGACCACGCCCGAGCCGTGGGTAGCGGGAGAACCAGCTAGATGCCCTTCGACCGTCCGGTGACAGCCCCCTTGCCCCAGTTGAGAGCACGACGGAACAGCGCCACAGCAACAGCAATGCCGATAGCGGCAATGGCGAAGGCAGCGAACGCCGGCCAGTTGGCCGTGAACACATCACCGAGCGCATCGACCGGCGAATCAACCAACATCGCCGGGTGGGAAGTGGCTCCAGCGAAGGAGGCACCACCCACGACAGCGCCTACCGTCACCATCACAGCGACATAGGCACGAATGGAAAAACGCTTCATGTAGAAATCACCCCCTCCCCTATCTCCTAAAAGCACGAATGAAAAGACCTTGCAGAGCCACGAGACAGATGCCGGCGAGGAACGCACCGATCACCGCCTGGCCAAGTTCGACGCCGGTAAGAGCGAGAACCATCACCAGCCACGACCCCGAAACACGCCGACGATCCCCGAGAGAACCCACCAGGCAAAGAGCAGTTGCATACCGAACCAAACAAACACGCCGGCCACCTGGAGGCCGATGGCCATGTCACCCACGACGCACCGCCCGATAACCAACAGCCACGCCGCCGGCAGCACCAGCGAGACACAGGCCCAGGAGCACACCGACAAAGACCAAGAGAGCAGCGAACACGGCCGGTTGCCCGACGCCTTGGTGAGCCATTGAGTGAGCGAGCCCCGATGAAAAGCCGAGCAGAGCCGGCAGCATGACGATCGAGGCCAGGACGTAGAGCACACCCGAGGTAAGGAAATCCCGAGCTTTCACTAGCCCTCACCAGTCCGGCCGGAGAACATGAGTTGACCGAAGCGAATACCTGCCACGAGGCCACCAAGAGACAGACCCATAAGAGCCGCTTGATCCGACAGGCCCGCATTGAGCACGTTGGTATTTATGGTGGCAGCGGAGTCAAACGTCATGGTGCCCCCCGTCCAGGTCGTGCCGTCATTGACGATATTCAGCGGAGTACCACCGTCCGACACCACCTGCACAGCCGGCTGGTTCTGGTTCCACACGTTGCCCTCGAAGGGAACCCACGCCGAGCCGTTCCAGCGATAGAGGTTGACCGCCTTAGCCGTGGGACACGGAGCCGGAAGGGGCTCACTAATGCCGCCTTCCTCCCAATCGCAGGGAGCAGCGCCGGCCGTCCCTCCGATCATCGCCCCGCCAGGGATCACCACAGCGAGCACAGACAGAAGCCGGCCCCAGCGCCCTAGCCGGCCGGCCTGAGCGATGTACCCCACGGCGAGAGCCGAGAAGAACAGCACCAGGCCAACCAGGTAGAAGCGGTTCACAGGAGCTAGGCCTTGCCGTTCAGCCGCTCCAGGCCAACCAATTTCAGGTTGACGTATGCCTTACCGTTGGTCCCAACGGAGGCCTTCGGGTTGATCTTGCAACACACCGGCTCACCGGCCTTGAGGCCCGGTAGCTCAGTTGCGAATGGGGTTGGGAGCCCGTACTCGATGTCAGTAGTACTGGCATCCAGTCGGTACTCCCGACCCGCCCCCTCAACTACCAGCCGGTACAGGCCTTGGCTGATGATCGAGCCGTCTTGCTTTTGAGCCAGCCCTGACGACACAACACGACCCACGAGCAGCAGGCCTTCACGTTCCGACATTTGCCTATCTCCTGTCATACGCCAGAGGGTGAGCGGATACTCACATGACCCCCAACGAGGTTGCCGAGATACTAACCAACGCCGGTGACAAAAAGCAACGGTTGTACCCGAGAAATCTCAGG